CAGCACCGTCACCGGAACCGGAGCTTGGAACGTCGCGCTGTCGTTGCCGGTCGGGTCCTCGGTGCCGCCCATCGCGGCCAACGTCGTGGACAGCTCGACATCTGCCGTAGCGATGATGCTGGTGAGCTACGCGGGATCGGGATCGAGCTTCACCGTGCTTGGCCAAGCCAACTCGACCAGCAGCGGTGCCCAGACCGTGAGCCTGAGCTCATCCCATGTCGTGACCTCCACGGAGAGCCTGGTTCTGCGTTTCACCACGCCTGGGGCAACTACGGCGGCCACCGTGGGTACCATTGGGGTGGGCGCCGCTCCTCGTCCCGCCCCAACGGTCACCCGCATCATCCCGGTGACCGGAGCTACCGTAACTCCGCCGCTCATCTACAGCGCAGCGACCATCAGCGGGGTCGGATCCGGAGCGCAGGTGTTGACGGTTCCGCTTGGCGGTGACGTAGGAGCGACACTCGTTGCTATCCGGGCGAGGGTGACCGATGTGAGCGGGAGCCCGGTTCGCTTGCAGCTGGCCGTATCCGGCGACAACGCGGAGTCGATGCGTGTCATCGGAGGTCCGGTGATGAGCTCAGGAACAGGTACGGAGCAAACCGTAACTCTGTCTACTGCCGCAGCTGAAATCGACGGCCAGCAGCATTTCATCCTGCTGGATGCAACTTCTGCGTCCCCAGACACGGTTTGGGGTCTCAGGGCTGACTACCAGTAGGCACTGATTATCGTAATCGACTTAAATCGTGTTTAACGTGCGCGCTGCCGATCCCTAGGTGGCGTTCGCATATGGAAGGTATCAATGTATGATCAGAGCGTATTTGACATTTCTGTCATTCATGGTGTTGTGCATTGCGGCGACCGGATGCGATCCCCTTGGTACTGATCTAGGGGTTGGCTCGGAGACGTCACCAGACACTTCATTGGGTTTTACGATCAATCCCGCAACCGGATGGCCAGATTCCGGATCGACCTGGACGAAGGGCACGAGCACCGTCACAGGGCTTGGCGCCTGGAACGTGGCACTATCGCTACCTGTCGGCTCTCCGGTTCCTCAGATCTCCGCGAATGTCGTAGATAGCAATACGTCAGATGTCGTAATGATGCTAGTGAGCTACGTCGGCTCAAGCTTCAACGTGCTTGGGCAGGTGACCTCGAACGGTAGCGGCGCGCAGCAGATCGGCATCCCCGGCGGTCACGTCGTGACGCCGACCGATAGCATCGTGGTCCGGTTCACCACTCCGGGGGCAACAACCACGCCGACGGTCGGGACCATCGGCGTGGGATCCCTGCCGGAGTCCGTCACCGTCCGTCGCATCCGCATCAATGCAGCGGCAGCATCGACGAACACCGATAGTCCGGCCGCAAAACTGTCGGGCGGAACCACATGGAACGTCGTGAACCCTACGCGCTTGTTCTACCCGCTCGTACTATCGACCGGGGATCAGATCACTGGATACAGAGTATGGGCTGGAAAGTTCAGCGATCTTCATACTGTGCTATGCGCTCACCTATACAAGGCTGACTCAATGCTTACCGCGGCGGCTAACGGAGGTAACACAGTAGAAGTTGACCGCCAATGCGTATCGTCATCGTCGCCTAAAGCGATCACGCTGGGCGCCATATCACTGGCAGAGACCGTCGCCGATGGCACCTCGTACAACATAGCTGTAGACTCGAGCAGTGGATCTACAGCTGACCTATTCGGTGACGCTGAGCTTACGATCGTTCCGGCGCCCTAGCCAATTTGCCAACCGAGAAGCTTGTCGCCGGTGGCTACACCGCCTCCGGCGGTCTCGATCTCGAAGACATGATTGCTGGCAAGCGTGAACGTTCCAGACGTTCCAATTGAGATCGCGCCTGGAGCATTTGCGTTATTTGATGCTGTTGCGAGTTGCGTTCTGGCGTTGGTTGACATGTTCTTGTCCCACAGCTTCGCAGTCAGCGTGGTTGCTCCGCTGGTCGCCTTGTTGAAGAACACCGACCAAGATGTCGCAACACGACCAGCCGTAAGATTGACCGGGCATAGGATCTCTTGCGTCCCAACACCCAGGTCGATGAACTCGCCGGTGACGCCGTTGGCCTTCGTGAAGGTATATCCAATGCCCGCGACAAACACGGCCTCACCGGCCGCATGCGGCTCCTGCCCTATGAAGCCGATGACTCCTGTCGCATCAACCTGAAGCGGAATTGGTCCGCTGGGTAGCGCCCCCGGCAGCGTCAACTGAAACGTGTTGGCGAGCCCCGCCGGCGCCTTGATCGTCACCGAGTTCGTCGGGGCCGGCGACACGCCGACCGCGAGGAACTCGAAAAACGCGATGTCCGAGGTGCGCTGCTTGGCGAACTGCCGGACCCCGGCGCCGGTCTGCTGCTGGAACAAGTAGGCGTCAAGCGCGTCCACGTACGATTCGAGCGCGCCCACGCCATTGTAGTCGCCGCCGATCCCGCCGGTGAATGCGTTGATGTTCAGCGCGGCGCCCTGCGTCACCTGGACATTGCCGCCGACCGATGTGCGCCAGTAGAGCTCGCCGGCCACCGTTCCCGCGGACCCGTCGGCTACGAAGATCGACGTGTTGATGGCCGGGGGCACCTGCGCGAACGCCACCGCCTTGAGCCCGGTGAAGGCCCGCTTGTTCCCGGCCACATCGAACATCGGGAAGTCGGCGTCGGGGTTGATCGTCGAGAGCTGAAGCTTGGCGCCGGCCCCCGGCGCGTGGTTGTGCGCGTCGATCGCCAGGAACATCGCGTCGAGCAGCACGTCCCAGACGTCGCCGTCGCCGTGATCGGTGGGCCGCACGAGGCCCATGTTCGGAGTAGGTGGCTGCGGCATCGTGATGCTCCTCAGGACGTCGGGCCGCCCCACACCGTGATCACGGCATCGGGCGGGATGGGGTCGTTGAGATCGAGGGAGAGAGCGCGCGCAGCGTCGATGATCGCGGCGGTGGTGCCGGCGAGGTCGAGTCCCATGGTGATCTGCGCCGTTCCGGACCCGAACAGCTGCCGGCCGTCCATGAACCACCGGATCTGGACCTGGCACTTCCCCGGCTCGGAGCCGAAGCTGCCGCCGATCTGCACGACCTGGATGATGACCTGCATGCTCGCTCCTCAGCTGTAGGGTTCGAGGATGAATCCGCCCGCGGCGCCGCTCCCACCTGCTCCGCCGACCCCGCCGCCGCCCCCGCCACCAAAGCCACTGCTCGGGGCGGCATTGCCGGCCCCGCTCGCAACCCCTGCACCACCAGGACCGAGGTCGGTACCGCCGCCGGATCCAGACCATCCAGCGACACCAGGATCGCCGAATCCTGGGCCGCCGAGCCCGTATGTGACGATTCCCCCCGGCCCAGTGCCGCCTGCCGGAGGGCTGGAGATCGCGCTGTTGATCGTCGGGGCCGCCGCCACGCCGCCGCCCACGCCGCCACCGATGAAAATGTAGGTCGTTCCGTTGATCGTGATTGTGCTGGTTACGCCGAGCGAGCCCGCCGAACCGGCTCCGTTGCCACCGGCGCCACCGGCACCCGATGCCCATCCGATCGTCAGGTCACCCAGCGGAACGCCCGGCGTGCCGATCCACTGCTCCATCCGCGCGCCGCTCGAGCCGCCGGCCGCGGCGCCGCCGGCCACCGCGCCCCCACCCCCACCGCCACCGCCGATACCGATGAGATGCACGACGCTCGTGCCCGCGGGCAGTGAATCGCTTCCCGATCCGGACAGCACCATGGGCGCGGCAAGCAGTCGACCGGCAGCCGTTGCGGCCTGCGCTGTCGCGATTGCAGTATCCGCGGACGCCTGCGCCGCCACCCCGACCGCAAGAGCCTGCTGCATCGCTGGCCCGATGTGCTGGAGCGCGCGCTGGGTGTCGTCGTCGTTGCTCACGCGCGGTAGAAGCATCGCGGCGCCCGGCGGCGGGCGCGTCGGCGGCAGCGCCGGCATCAGAACAGGTCGTCTTCCCAGCCGGGGCCGATGCGCTCGTGGCGTGGGCCCGCCGGATCGAGGTAGAACGGCTCGCCCTGATCGCGGTTTCCCGCGTCGGTGCGGAGCCCGGCCATGTCCTCTGCGATCTTTTTGTCACCCGGCGTTGGGTCGAGCTCGGAGCGGAACAGGGTCTCGCGGTAGGCGTAGGCCACCACGAGCAGCTCCTCGCTCGGAACGTCGAACGTGATCGCCGTCGCGTCGGCCGTGCTCGAGAACTGCGGGGCCGTGGGGATCCACCAGATTCGCCCGGTCCCCGCCGGAGGCACCGGAGCGAAGATCAGGTTTCCCGCCTGTAGCCGGTACCTCACGCGAGCGATCGTCGTGGATGGCACGGCGCTCCACCGGTGCGCCGCCGCGATATCGTGCGGCGGGCAGCGGCGGAACCGCACGCCGTCCGAGCTCACGTCGAGGTGACGGAGCTCGTAGAAGTTGGGCGCGATCGTCGCCAGCGCGTAGGTGTCGACGCCGGAGACGATCGCGAAGTCGCGCTGCAAGGTGAAGTAGTCCTTGTAGGCGTTGACCATCGCCCGGTAGCCCTCGATCAGCCCGTAGTTGATGTACTGCAGGAGCTTGTCGGGCGTGATGTCCGACGAGCCCTCCCACCCGCCGAGTTGCTGCACGGCGAGCGAGAGCTGAGCAAAGGTCCGGGTGTATGCCATGGCTACCCGCAGACCTCACGTCGGCACCATGTGCCGGCCACCGCGATGTCTCCATTCGCATCGAATTGCGTCGCCCGGAGTTCTCCGACCGTCGCGACTTCTATGAGACCGAGCCGGCCAGCCCACCCTATGCTGTTCGCATTGTTTGGCCCGATCACTCCGATGAGCACATCCAGTACGTTGTTGTCGTGGACCGCCACAACCACAGCGGGACCCACGCGGCCACCGAGCGGTCCATCGTCGGCCTGGAACGCCATGGCGATTACTGTATCTCCGATTCGTGGTTCACTCATGAGTTCCTCGGCGTACCTAGTAGGTGGGCTTGACCTTCTGAGCGAAGAACGTGAACGTCACGAAGTCGGTCGCCGCGAGGTCGGTGGGTGCGCCGGCGGTATTCGTGACGGTGAAGCTCAGCACCTGGGTCGACGGGTTGTAGTCCTGGACCTGGCACTGCTTGAAGTCGGTGCCGATGATCTCGGGCTCGATGGAAAGTATCACCGGAAACGTGTCGCGCAACTTCGCCGTATACACGCCGGCGCCTGACCGCGTGATGTCGGTCGCGACGAGGCTGACGAAGTTGTTGCTCGCGTGCATGAACCCCTTGTACGACGTCGCCGAGAACGTCGTAGGAGCTCGTACCGGCGCGGCCGCTCCGGCGCCCTGGATCTTCGCGAAGAATATGACCATCTCCGGGGGCATGGCATAGGCTGGATTTTCACTCTGGTTCATGGCTCACCTCACGGCAGGATGATCACGCAGTTGTATCCGGGTGCCTTGCACGAGAAGTTGAAGTACTCCCCGACGCGCGCCTCATAGGCGTCCGCGGCCTCGGACACCTTGATGATCGACCCGGCCCGCTTCTGGAGGAAGTTCGGCGCGGGGCCCGCGGAGAACATGCACCAGCTCGACCAGGTCAGGACGTAGATGCGCTTCAGCGGGCAGCACCGATCGGTATAGATGGTCAGGTCATGGCCATTGAGGTTGACGCTGAACCCCTTGTAGCCAATCGTGGTCATCTTCGTTCCGTCGTACGAGACGGGCGAAGTCGTGATCCACTTGCCTTCCATCTGCTTGGTGAGCGTTCCGAACTGCACCGGGTTCATCCAGATGACGTCGGGGTCACCAGAGATGTTGTCGACGAGCGCGACCGCGTCGACGAGCAGGTTGGCGATGCTCTGACCGGCGGTCCCGGTGATGCGAACCCCGCCGAGGAACTCGGTCTCCGCGGTGCGGTCGACCCCGAAGAACAGCGTTGCGCTTGGCGCCGTATCGGGCACCCAGTCGGCGAGCCCGGATGCCGCCTTCGCGGTGCCGCCGTTCTGGCCGTCGCCGTTCAGATAGACGAAGTCCGTGTTCACAAGCGCGCCGATGCCGGCCGTGCCATTTCCGGTCAGCGTGAACGCGCCGGTCGCGCGAGTCACCGTCGCGATGGTCACCGTGCCGGCACGCAGCGCGCTTCCGAGCGTGGCCGACGCCTGCAGGATCTCGCCCTGGCGCACGCCCCACACGGACGAGATGTCGGCGAACGCGAGGTTCGGCGTCGCAACGTTGGATACGCCGTCGAGCTGGCCGATCTCACCGGCTCCGGTGCGGAAGAAGCGGAAGTTGATGTAGTTGCCCTCGGCCTCGATCGCGTTGTCGAACTCGTCGAACGCGCTCTCGAAGGCGTCCTCGTCGCCGGTTGCGGTTGCCTCGATGGCCTGGTTGTCGACGCGCGCGAGGCGGTAGTGGGCCGTGCGCTTGACGAGGAACGCCTTGTAGCTCGAGGTGTTGTTGGCGGCATTGGTGACCGCCGTTGGGAAGTCGATGGAGCCGCCGCCGGGCAGCGCGATCATGATGGGCTGCACCCATTCACGGCCGCCGGCGTTGGTCTTCTTCTGGCTCTTGGCGAGCATTCCGGTCGCCTTGTTGCGCTGCATCGCCATGCGAGCGAGCTCGAACGGCGAGTAGTGCTCCTTGATGACGGGGTCGAGTACGGTCAGATCGGTAACGGCCATGGTTCAGGTCCTCGTGGGTCAGGTTGTGGTTTGCCCGGCCCGCTGCGTGGCCTCGTTCCGTGCGCGAATCTTCGCGAGGGTGGCGCGGCGCGCCGCCTTCGCATCGGTGATCGCGTCGGACGGGTCACGGGGCTGTGGCTCCGGCTTCGCTGCTTGCGTCGGTGCGGGACCTGGTGCACCACCTGGTGACGCGATCGGCTGCGGTATTGCGGGAGCCGCGGGCTGGGCGGCTGGCTTCGCCGGCGGATCTGCCGCGGGCGAGAACAGTGATTGGATGCGGGTCGCGCGCTTGGCGAACTCCTCGGCCTGCGCGCGGTAGTAGTCGTCGGCGTACTTGGTTGCGCTCGCGAGGTCTGGCTTCTGACCGAGCTTGCGCTGCTCCTTCATGACCTCGTACACGATCACCGCTGGCTCGATGCCGTTCGTGATCTCGCGGTCGTGGAGGAACTTGTACTGGGCGGCGGTTGGCGCAATCAGCTCGCCAACGCGCTGCACGTACGCGGCCTCCTGCTGCCGCGTGGCAATGGTTGCGTGCTCGTCGGCGACCTTCTTCGCAGCAGCTTCCTCGCGCTCTTTCAGCGATCGCTCGCGCTTGTCGACGTCGGTCGCGTACACCTTGACCATCCGCGTGGCCCGGCGCGCGTTCATCCCGTTGACGTGCTCATCGGGAACGCCGATCTTGAGCCCCTTCACGGAGAGGTCGGTGATCAGGTCGGCGACCGCGGTCTTGAGGTCGTTGTCATCGCTGATCCCGTACGTGTCCTTGAGCCAAGCGATGGTCGCGCCGCCCGGGTCGTCGATGATCTTCCGGCGATCCGGAAGTAGCGCCTCGCGCTCCGCGAGCGCGGCTTCGCGCGCCGCGATCGCCTGCTCGCGCTCTGCGAGCTTCGGGTCCGGCGCTACCGTGGCGGGCGGCGGTCCGGGTTCGGCCGGCAGCGGAAGGTCTGGCAGATCCGGGAATCCCGGCGGCGGAGTCACCGGTGCCGGGGTTTCCGCGGCGGGCGCCGGAACTGGTTGTGCGGCCGACGCCGCAGCTTCTGGCGCCGGCTGGGCCTTGGCAGGAGCCGCAGCGGCCGGCTGGTGCTCCATCGGCTGGAGGTCGTCTGCCATCTCCGCGCCCACGCCGCCCTTGGAGGCCAGCTGCCTGAACAGCGCCCGCGACTTGCTCGACCACACGCGCGGGGCCTTCGGGCCCGGCTGAGGGCCCGCGGCATCGTCGTCAACGCCTGGTGGAAGCCCGATCTTAGCGGGTTCGGCCGGCGTAGCCAGCGCCGGTACAGCCTTGCCGGCGGGCGCGGCCTCGACGCTCGTCTCTGCGCTGTTGCTTGCCGGCTCGATCGCCGGCTCGTATCCATCGAGATCGTCGCTCATGAGACTCCTGGGGGTAGCGGCGTGGGCATGCCGGCGGCGATCTGGGCGGTGCCGCCGCCGAGCGGATCGGGAAACCCGGCCGGTCCGGGGGCGCCTGGCGGGCCCTGGGGACCCATGGGGCCTGCCATGCCGGGCGGCAGTCCCGGCGGCATCTGGCCGACCGGTCCCGGACCTTGGCCGGGACCGGGCATAGCGGCTCCTGCATCCATCGGCGGCGGTGCCAGCTGCTTCTCGAGACCGTCGAGCATCTGCAGGAACCAGCGGTAGCGACCGAGGTAGACGTCCTTGGCGCCTTCGGCGAAGGCGTTGCTGTACTCGCCCAGGATGATCTCCTTCGCGAGTCCCGGCGGCGTGAGCATGAACGGCGTGGGCACGCAGTCCTCGAGCGGCACCGATAGGTCGCCCAGCATCTCAGCCAGCTTCTGGAGCGCGCGGACTGGGCCGAGCATGTGCCGGTTCGCGCCGGCGATGTCGGGCTCGTCGAACAGGCTGGCGATCAGCAGCGGGTTCGAGAATAGCCCGGGGATCTTCATCATGTCGCCGAGCGTGTCGAGCTTGCCGGCGCGCGCCTCGGGCAGGAAGTTGATCGGCTCGATGTTGAGGTGGAATCCCCCGCTGTCGAAGTCGAACTTGTCCCAGTCGATGTCGCGGATCCATGGCGCGAGCGCGGCCTTGGACTTCTTGTCGTCGGCCTCGGCCGCGAGCATCTTCGCCTCGTCGATCATTGCCGTGCCGCAGTCCACCCGGCTCATCGAATACTGGAGATCGAGGTATGAGAACCGGTCGCTCTGGAGGTCATCCATCGTGTCGAGCGCCTTGCCCGATGCGTTGGGACCCAGCGGGCTCCTGCTCGAGGCCGCGAGCTGGCTGATGCCGGCGATCTCGTACATCTCCTGGATGAGCCAGCGCAGATTCTCGATGGCTTGCTGGCTCGCCGGGTTTGGCGCGATGAACTTCGGATCGGTGTCGTCGGTCTCGATCACCACCGGATCGCGCGCGCGCAGGTGCCCCTTGTTGATGTTCGATCCGCGGCGCGCGAAGATCTTCAGGCCGGACCCCCAGTAGATCGCGGTCTGGATGTCGCTCCACAGCTCGTTGACCTTGTTCTGCGATCCCGCGAGCTGCTGCACGAGTCCGATACCGAGGAAACCGCGGAGCGCCGGCGTCCATGTCACGCGCGCAAGTGGGAAGCGCGGCCGGTTCCACCCGCTCTCCTTGAGCGGAGGTCCCTGGTCGCGGATGCCGATGAGGTTCTTGCCGTCGTCGGCCCCGGGGAAGCTCGGCAGGCGCCATGCCTTGATGACCTCGATTTGGTCCTTGTCGATCGGCGCGTCGTAGTCGTACGGCGCCCAGATGTCCCGCGTTGCCGGCGCGCACTTCATGATGCGCTCGCGGGCGTCGGGGAACTTCGCTGCAAGCACGTCGCGGTCGATCAGCTTCACGCGAGCGAGCGTCCACGGCCAGTCGTTGTGCCGCGGCTCACCGTCGTCGAATACGAGCTCGCTCCGCGGGAAACGCTCGGGGATCACGTCTCCGCCGATGCGCAGGATCTCCGCGAACCCGTCACCGCGCACCACCGCGTCGCGGAGCTGGAGCGGCATCGTACGCTCAATGTTCGGCGAGCCCATCTTGCGGCGGATCACGCGGCTCGCGCGGCGCGCGTAAAGCTTCTCGCTGTACTCGGCGTCGTCGGCCGAGATGATCGGCATCGAGCGGTGCTTCCCGATCCGGGACACCACCGTGTCGATCATCGACTGGATCAGGTTGAGATAGCTCGAGGCCTTGCTCTGCGCGCGCAGGAAGTCCATGGCGGCGGTCCCGAGCCGGCGGCCCACGGGCCTGCCCTCGTAGATGGCCTCGTGGATGAGGTCCATCGCGTGGTACCCGCGCAGGTACGCGCGGCGCACGTCCGACCACTGCCAGAGCGCGTCGAGCGCTTCCTCTCCGGATAGCCGCCACCAGCCGCGCCCGTCACCGGCGGCGTCCTTTGGGCCGTGGTCGTACTGCCGCCCGACCCGCTGGTCGGCGACGTCCCTGCGCTTACGGCGCGTCGATCATGCGCGGGTCCTGGTGCGCAGTGGTTGATGTACCATGTTCGACCTTCACGCCGTGCTGCCGGAGCCACGGCTCGACCTCGGCCCACACGGTCTCCTCTCCCTTCGCCATCGCAGCCTGGCCATTCGTTAGCGCGACGTGCGGCGTGGTCAACCGGATCACGCGGTCGACCGGCGGGCGCTCGCCCGGGTTAGCCTCTCGCCACTTTCGCAGCGCGCGGGCGAGCGCGACGCCTTCGATGATCCATGGTCCTGGCGCGTCCATCCATTCGGTCACCCGGCGGGAGCCCTCTGACCACGCATCCTTGCCGAGATGCTTGAGCTCCTCGATGAGGTCGTCGCTATGCCTGACGATGCCGTGAGGCCAGTCATTTTGCTCCCATAGGTCGGTCGCCAACGTCGTCTTGCCGGTGCGCGGGCCGCCGCAGATCACGATGCGGTCCATGGTCAGCTCCATATCAGCACGACGCCCGTGACGATCGCGCTCGCGTTGATGATGATGCTCGCCTGCGTGGGGTCGAGCGAGATGGAGTCGGGGTCGGTGATGTGGAGCTTGATGCCGGTGTCGCCGCCGGCTCGAACATCCTCCCGCCGTCGTCGGCCCAGCGGTCGAGCGCGTGCTTCTTGCCATGATCGCCTAGCAGCGACGAGAGCGGGGCGCCTGCCAGCGCTTCGCTGATACGGGCATCGAGCGCGACCGTCTCATCGGCCGTCGCGTGCTTGCGGCATGGCAACGCGAACGCCTGAAATGCGAGGTCGCAATCCCAGCAGAACACGGTCAGGCGACCGATCTTCTCCTCGCTCCGCGCGCGGACCTCGTCCCACGTCGGCATCATCCACCCCGCCCGATCGCCGGCTGGAGGTCGGTTCCAGGCACCTTTTCGGCCGCGGCCCGCCGATACAGCTCGCCGCCGAACGCCTCCAGGATGCCGCCATCCAAACGCTCATCGACGCGCTCGCGATCGCCGGCCGGGCGGTGCAGCTTGATCGCCGCCGCTCCAACGCTCAGCTCATCGACGTCGAAACCACCATCGCGCAGGCGCTCGAGCGCGGCGACTAGCGCCGCCGCGTCACCGGTAAGCTCCGTAGCTACCGTACGGGTCTCCTTGTGTGTCTTCTGGCCCACAGATTGACGCCTCAAGTTCTCGCTCCTCCCTTATAACCGCTTCCGGACTTCCTGGCACGATTTTTGGCTCATCTGGTCGGTACCGGTGATGGAACGACTCCCGGTGTGCGTACAGCCCGCCGTCGCTCGCGTCGTGCGGCGTGCTGTCTTCAACCTCCCGGCCGTCCTCGGTGCGGAGCGGCTTCCATCGGTGCGCCTTCCACTCGACCATGAGCACGGAGTCCTTGCGCAGCTTCAGCAAACCCTTGCGGATGTCGGTGTTTAGCTGGTTCTGTGCGATCCGTTTGTTCTGTTTCGTCGCCTCGATGATCGGCAGATGGTACCGGTCAACCCACCGTTTGCTCCAGCCCATCACGGCAGGCTTGCCGCCGCCGCCGGCGTCCGCCGTCCAGAGCGAGATGCCGACCTGCGCGCGCACCGCATGGAGGTGGCCGGCCATCTCGTCGTAGTCGAGCCCGGCCCGCTTCCAGCTCGCGAGCTCGTACAGGATCGGGTCCCTGAGAGACCAGGCCCAAATCACGAACGCGAACGCCGCGCGCGTCCCGAGGTCTGCTCCGAGCGCGAGGAAGTACTCGCGCCCACCGCGCCGCTCTGGCAGGTCCAGCATCGCCGCTCGCAGGTCCGGAAACCCATCGGCCGCGAGCCGCACCGGCGCGTAGACGATCTCGTGCTCGGGCACCTTATGGAGCTCGTAGACGTAACGCGCGCCCTCCTTGACCCAGCGGGCTTTCCACTCGCGGAGCACGTCCGGGTCATCGTCGGCCAGCCCGTTCTTGCGGATCGCCGCGGCCGCCGCGCGCTCCCACCGGACTGCGATCGCCGCCGTGTCCGCGGCGTCTTCGGTGGCGAACGGGCCCCAGCGGTGCGCTCCCTCCGAGATTTCGGCCGGCGACCACGCGTGCGTCGAGCGCTCGATCCCGGGCTGGTCATACAGGTTGTCCTCGACGTACCAACGCCCGACCTCCCACACTACGCGCCCGAAGAACGGGTTGTCCGTGACGGTGAGCTCGTGGACCTCCCATCCCTTCGAGCGCTCTGATTCGTCGTCGCGCGTGACCTCGTAGAACATCCCGACCAGGTCTCGGCTCGGCGTTCCGGTGAGCCAGCACTCGGCCCCAAAGTCCGACATCCCAGCCATGATGACCGCGCGGTAGAGCCGCTCTAGCCACCGGAAATCCTGCGCCTCGTCCACCCAGTAGACGTGCTTCGCGAGCCCGCGCAGGTCCATGATCGCCGCCTCGTCGTCGGCGCCGAACAGCTCAATCATGGATCCGTTGCCGAAGCGTAGCGCGAGTTCTCCCTGCCTGACCTCCACGATGACGCCACCGAGATCGAACTTGGGGACGCCGGGTTCATCGAGCCGCGTGCCATAGCGCTCGATGATGTCGACGAGCCCGCTGTTGGTGTCGTTTCTCCACGCGCGCTTCGCGGCGATCACGCGGGTCTCGGTGATGTACACGGCGCGGAACCGAGGGTGCTCCACCGCGCGCGCGATGAGCTCGCGGCATCCTCCGGCCGTGGCGCCGGACCGCCGCGTTTTCTTGGTCGCCCGCTGCTTCGCCGGCGAGCGAAAGAACCCGCGCTGCTTCGGGTGGTAGAAGGCGCGCAGCGTGTCCACGAGCTCCTGGATGCGCTTGCCGGCGGCATCGCCCGGGTCCGCCGCCGGATCGGCGCGCGCGGCATCTGCCTGCGCTGCTGCTGTCGCTGCGGCGCGCAGTCGCTCGAGTTCATCCTGTTCGGCGCGGAGCTTCGCCGCCTGCTCGAGCCGCCGCTCGCGCGCCTGGCGCAAGAGCTCGAGGTCGGCGTCCACGCGTCAGTTCTCCGAGAGCGCGCCTTCGTCGACGTCGTGCACTTCGACCTTCATGCCCATGCGCGCGAGCTTGAGCTTGGCGCTGTCGCCGATCATGTAGAGCTTTAGCAGGCACGCGTTGCAGTCGGCGATCTGGATACGCTCCACCGCGGCCATCCAGTCCCGCGCCAGCACAATCGCATCGCCCGGCGGGACGTCGGCCGCGCGCAGGCCGCAGAACGTCACCACGTTGGGTAGGAACTCGACGTGCGTGGTCACTCGCGCTCCCCGATCGCCTCGGCGACGTCGGTCAATGCGCTCGCGATCGCCATGAGCGCAGCCGTGATGCCCATGACTGCCTCTGTGAGGCTCATGACCGTGCCGCCTGTTTCATCCTCGCCAGGAGCGCACGGTGGCGTGATCGCGTCCGCTATTCTGCCGAGGTTGGCGCCAACATCGGCACGGTGATTTCCCGCGCCCATCAGTACGTACGCTTCCCGCCGCGTGGCCTCGGATCGATGGGCATCGCGCGCGCAGCCTTCTTGAGCGCCTCGTGATGCGCCTCATGATCGAACGTGCGGCCCTTGTCGCCGCGCACGAACTCCTTGGCCACGCTCTCCGGGACGCCGGTTCGCTGCGCCGCCGCGGGATCGTGCGCGACCATTTCCATCAAGTTGTGCTGCTTCTGGCTGGTGCTCGGCATGGTCGACCTTACCGTGCCACCCGGTTGCCGTCCTTGTCGATCAACACGGCCTCCAGCCCGTTGGCGTTGCAACACCCGCGGCCGTCCACTCGGCAGTTGCCGATCCCGCAGAACAGACCGCGGTCCATGTCATCTGGCTGGTCAGCCTTCGAACCCTTCCAGCACCGTCCGCAACTCCACCCGACACCGTTGGCCGCTACCGCGTAGCCAGCTCCGGCGATGGAGACGTACGACCGCCACGCCTCCGGGTCGCCAGCGCAGATCCGCTCCCATAGGCGGCAACTCCCCGCCTCGAGGTCGACCCGGATGGGCGTCTTTCCGTCGCTCTGCACGACCACGAGGCACTTCCCCTCGTACGCCTTGTTGCATCGTCCGCAGTTGTACCGGCCCTCGGGGTCGTACGTCTTCGCAACTCCGGCGGTCTCGTCGGCGTAGTTCTGCTCGCTGGCCAGGGCCTCGCGCCGGTGGATCTCCTTGCGCCTGAGGTCAGCGTCGTCGCCGCTCTGCTGCGGGACCATGCCGTTCGGCAGGCGGGGCCATGTCTCGACCACGCGCACGATCGGGTACTTCTCTTTGGCCTCGTCCATCGAGCGGTAGGGACCGCCGACAATCTCGCCAGCGTCGCCCTTCACGAAGACGCGTCCAGTTCCGTTTTTTGATTCGACGTACTTCATGGCTGCTTCGGATCGGCATCCGGATAAATGCTGGAGCAGAACGCATGAAACGCATCCCGCAGCGCGGTGTTTGTCGCGACCACTGCCTTGGTCGCCTCGTGCGCGGCCCGCGCGGCGTCCTGAAGGGCGCAGTAGCGAGCGGCCTCTGGACCTGTGAGGATGACGGCATCGGGCGGCACCGGGTGCCACGAGGGGAAGCCAGACGGTGGTGCTGTCGGCTCATCGCTGATCGCCTGCAGCGCAGCGATCGCGCAGTCAACATCCGCTCGTTCGATCTCGATGTGCGGGCGCCCATCGAGAGATCGCACCAACCCGCCGATGGTGTGCGTGGTGTCGAGCGTGACGTTGCCGCCGGGTAGCAGCGCCGCGCTGATACTGCCCCGGACGATCGGGCCTTCCGCTCCCGCTCGAAACGACGTCGGAGCATCGCGGAGCTCTCGCACGCCTTGCTCTGCCGCGCGATCGATCTCCTGCATGGCGATCTCCAGACCGGTCGGCGCCGCGCGCGCGGCCGCGATGTCCGCCTGCGCCTCGGGCATGCGGCGGGACGCGCGCACGAACTCCTCACACGGCGCACACCCACCGTGTGGCCATCTGTGTCCGCACGCGGTCGGCGTGTGTGCGCGTCCGGGATGCCACCCGGTATCGCCGCCAGTGGGCAAGGATGCGCTGCCAATCAATCCCGGCTTGTCCCCGACGATTGTCATCGCTTCGGGCCCCACGTCGTGCCCGGGAGCGTGCCGGGGATGCCCGGCCGCCCTTTGACCGGCTCGCGCGCCGCGCCGGCCTCGGGCGTCACCACTGGCTGGGTGGCCGCGCCGGGGTCAGCGGAGCCAGGCATCTTGTGCGCGGCGTCGATCTGCTCCTGGGCCTCGGGGGTGCGCGTGGCGACCTTTCGGGTCGTGAAGTCGATCGCGGTGTCGCTCATGGCGATTCTCCCATCGGGCGCCACGTCAGGGCGCTGGCGCGAACGTGATTGGCCGGGATTGATCGCTCGGCCCTATCCCCCTTGACGGTGTAGACCATGCGGGTCAAGTCCACTGAGTCAATGGGGGGCGATAGACCGGGCGCGCGCGGATCTGATAGGCACCCGATACCGACGATCAATGCGCCGATCGGGACGGTCGTCTCCTCCATGCCGTGATCGCCTAGGCGGACCATCCGATCGGTATTGCGCTCGCTCACTTCCCACCACCGTATCCCGGCAGCTTGCTGGGCGCCCCCGGGTGGCTCTCGGTCGGACGCTCGGCGTCCACCACCTGCTCGCTGTCACCGCGCCGGCGATCGGCGTCGGTTCCGCTCTGCCAGTTCGCGGGCATCGCGCGGGCGGTGGAGATCTGGGCTTCGCAATCGGGCAGTCGCTTTGGCATCGTGTCCTCCGTGGGCAGCGTAGCGCGCCGGCGGTCCCGGCGTCGAGCACGCTCACTTCTTCGATGGTTGCTGCGCCGGCCTGGCCTCGGGCGGCTTGCGCTGCACCTCGGCCAGGTTCGACGCCGGAACCTCCACGTCGATGTCGCCGTTGGGGCCGCCCATGCGGACCTCGAACACGATAGAGGTGCGCTGCTCTCCGAGATCAGGGTTGCCGGGCCGCGGCGTGACCTTCCCGGCGACCTGGCTAGACGACGGCGCGCTCGCAATCCAGAAGTCCTCAGCTCGATTGCCGAGCGTGACCGGGACGTGCATGCGCACGGCGATGATGGGACGTTCGTTGCTCATCGGGTCATCTCCTTCGGCTCCTCGACGGTCATCGATGATGCGAATGGTGAAATGCTGCGGCCGGTCCGCTGGGCGAACATCTTCAGCGTCGTCAGTTCGGTTGGCGACTGCGCCGTGATCACGAGCTGGAGCCGGTCGCCGACAAGGCCATCATCCTCGACCACGAATCCTATCTCGGCCCTCACGAGGGCAGCTCCAGAGCCCCGCCGTCGACGTCGACGATCGACGTCACCTTGTCGAGCCCGCGGATGATTCCGGCGACATGGCTCTCGCGGATCAGCATCTGCTCGGACCCGTCATCGGTCGGGTAGATCAGCTGCTCGCCACTCGAGGGCGCTCGGAAGAACACCACGACGTCACCGGCCGCGACAAGCAGCGGAACCGTGGTCCCCGCGGTCGTGATGCGTCCCTGGCCGACCGCGATCACCTCGGCCTTGAGGTACGGCGTGTTGTCGGTCGCCATCTGCGGGACGTAGAGCCCGGACCGGGTGCGTTCCTCGGGGCGCAGCAGGCGGACGAGCATGCGGTCGTAGAGCGGCTCGATCGTGGGCATCAGCGGGTCCTCGGAGGTGACAGGAACTGGTCCAGCGGGTAGTAGGTGCTCGCGCGGAAGTGCTCGCGCATCTCGGTGGAGCTCGGGCCGTCGCTCGTACAGGTGACCAACGAGGTTCGCGCGATCCCGATCCGGTTGAAGATCGCACGGACCAGACCGCGGCCGCGCAGCTGCTCGCCGGCGTCGTCATGATCGCGCGTGTACGCGTAGTGGACGATCGGCAACCCAGCGGCGTCGACGTAGACCACCCACGCCAGGATGTAGTCGCGCGCGCCATGGCCGTTTCCTGCCTGCACCGACACGAGCGCCTTGGTGTCAACGCGGTCGAGCACGGCGTCGATGCGCCGATTGTGCTCGGCGATCGCGTCCTGCCGGAGCTGCCCCTTCGAGCGCGGCGCGGTTTCCCGCTTGATCCCGTGCCGGGCGATCGCGTGTCCGCCCTGGCGAATCGACGCCATGCTCCTGCTCCACGTGCGAGCGATATAGCCCTGATCCTCGGGCAGTGGCGGGCGGATGATCGCGTTCATGTAACGGGCGTTACCTGATCGCCCACGGTGTAGGCAATCACACGTCGTTACTGGTGTCAATCCTTCGTCGCGTGCGAGCGGATCTCCGCGAGCGGATCGCGGTCATTGCCAGACCGCGCAGCGCGAGCGGCCTCGACGTCAGGGCGCTCGAACAGGTGCCACTTACGATCGCTGCCGAGGTGCCTGAGATCGGAGAACCAGTGCTCCTCCCTGAAGGTCATCCGAGCTTGCTTGGCATCGATGGTGCCGCCGGCCGGCGGATGGCGCCTGACACGCAATGGTGGGCAAAGCACGAGCAGAGGGTGGGCAACCAAGTTGTGGATCCACCAGCGAATCACGCCGCCCGCCGCCCTTCGACGCCGAGCGCGCGGCCGAACAGATACGGCACCCAGCTGGCCGGCAGCGGTACCAGCTCGCCGCCGCCCCACATCAGCCACCGAGCGACAGCCTGCGGCACGATGCACACCGCCCACCAGGCGAGACGCTCTCGCGACCACCTCCACTTCGCGGGCCCCATCGAGTCGCGCCACTTCAGGCGCGCGATCACAAGCAGGTCATCGGCGATCGCGGCGAGCAGCCGGCCGAACGCGCGGATCATGAGCCAAGCGAGGATCAGCATGCCGGCTCCTCGGCGTCCTCGCCGTATCGCGGGATGTTGTCCGGAATCATCAACCCGTCGTCGTCCTCGATCGCGCGGCACTTCGCCGGGCAGTGCTTGCATTGGTATTCGGGGTCACCTTCATCCTCGAAGTCGCCATTGTCCAGCCAATGGTGATCGCACCCGACGCATTCACTACACCGTCGACATGGTGGCGCGCGGTGCCAAACGAAAGCCGCCGCCGCCGCGACCTCATCGACCTCATCGAGCCGCGCAAGCCACTCCTCGGTTGATGCGAACACCGTGCGCTTCCCGCCATCGTGCTGGTTCAGCAACGTGGCGTAGTGCGCCTGTAGCTTCACGCTTTCGTCGATAGCGCGCGCAACACGACCTCGAAGCTGCCCCAGCTCGTACAGTGCCGCCCGCATCTCTGCGTGGTAGGCCGTCGCTGCACCGCTCAGCGAATCGTCGCACTCCGACATCAGGTGAGCGAATTCATCGTCGCTCAGCCGTTCATCTGGACGGCGGCTCACGCTCGCGCTCCAGCGTGATAGGCATCGACACAGATCGAATGGACGCCTCCTGCCGCTTGGTTAGCATTGTCGACGAACGTGATCGGCGCGCTCTTGTAGAGCGGTCGTCCACACGCCAGGCAGTTCACCACGGGACCGTTCTGCTCGACCGCGATCAAGAGCGGGCACCGCTTGCCCCGAAGCATGCCGCCCTCTCCGTCGCGCTTCGAGGTACACCCGGCATCGACGCAGGCTTGGCACACCCCGTATTCCTGCCCTTTCCGAAGACGTGGTGACGGTTGGCCGCAGCAGTCGCACGGCACGGAACTCGATTCGATCATGTCGCTCTCCTCTTGAGCCCTCGGATGTTGAGCTCGAGCTGGGCCGGCCGAGGTAGCGCGGCCCCCGCCGGGGGCATGACGCCCGGAGGTGCTCGATGAAGTCACGGTAGCACGGTTTCGCTCACCGACCGTTCGTGAGCGAAACCCCGCGTACCACAGCGCGGAGCTCGGCTGCCTCCTGGCTCGTGTCCTGCCACAGCTCGGCGTGCTGCTCGGGCGTCAGGTTGCGCGCCACGCGCTCGAGGTGCGCGCGCCGCTGCTGCGCCTGCGCCAGCGACAGCAGGTCGAACCCGCGCTCATCGCGCTGCATGGCCCAGTGCTCGGGTGCCGCGAGCACGGACCGGATCTGGAGCTCGAGCCACTCGGATCCCGGACGCGGCGTGCGCTCGTGCAGCGCGGCGGGCGAGAGGAGCAGCTGATCGACGCCCAGGCGGAACACCTTCGTGCCGATCCGAACGGCCGCGATCATCTGCGGACCCGAGGGTAAGATCCGCATGGAGCTGCGGCGCGGATCTCGTCATCGAGTAATTCGCACCATGCCGACGGGTCAGCGGCGTGATCGGCGACGCTAATCACGATGGCGACGAAGTCGCCCGCTCTTCTAACTCTCACCTCGGCCACCAGCTCAGCTGGGTAACGTTCTCCTGTTTCCGGATCCGTATAGGCCGGCTCCATGCGGATCTTACCCGAGGCCGGTGCGCCGGCATGCGCGAGCACCTTCTGCATGTCAGCCTCACAGGCCGCCTCGATATCGGTATCGGTGGTCATGCCGGCTCCACGCGGTACACTATGTCGCCGTCAGCGATCGCGGAAATGTCCATCCAGCATGACCGCTCGAGGTGGATGATATCTCCCATGACACCCGACACGACTGCGATCCCGATCCGGAACGGCCACTCCTCGCTGACCGGCTTCACCTTGATACGATCTCTCGGGCGCAACGCCGTGGTTCCGGCGTCGAGCTGTAGGTACACCCATTCGTTACCGTGCCCTACGATTTGCCCTACCTTGATCGGCTCGGCCGGCGCCGTCCGTGCGATCAGCGCTCGCCACTCTTGCGCTCGCTTCCATGCCGGGTCGTCACGGTAATCATCGTGCTGCGTCTCGCATTGCACGGTGCCCTCGATCTCGTCGCATGCTGCCGCGAGCGCGGCTCGAAGCTCGTCGATCACTTACCGAGCTCCAGCAGGGCGAACCGCTGCGCAGCGTCATCGACGACCTCACCGCTGATCGCCGCCGGCTGTTCCTTGATTTGACGCGTAACCTGATCGCGCATGCCACACCGGAGCACGACTCCGTGGGCGAGCGCAAGTGCCTCTCTATCAGGTCGTGGTCGTCGTCGCGTCCGCGGGCAGGAAGGCGGCCACCTTGTCAGCCTCTGCCGACATGCGGTCGATGATCGCCTGCAGCGCGGGGTCGGTGTTGTTGGACGCGATGATCTGGGCCTGGAGTTCCGCGATGCTGGTCTGCTGGTGCGCGGCGAATGCGAGTAGCGCGTCCGTCTTGGCCTCGAGGTTATGTTCGGCCGCGGTGAGGTCGTCGAGCTTGCTCATGATCTGGTCCTGTTTCTGCGTGATCCGTTGAAGTGCGGCGCGGTCGCCGCGGGAGAAGAACACGCGGTGTGGTAGCACGCGCTGGCGCTACTCGTCCACGTTGGCGCCCGGAGGCAACGCGCGCTTGGCCGCGAGCTCGGCCTCGAGCTCATCGACGCTGAGAGCCCGCACCGCCTCGCGCCCAAGCGCGGTCATCTGCTGCTCGTACTCGTCGTCGGACAGTGGCGCCCTCCCGCTCACCCGGCGCGCGAGCAGCTGCACCTTCGCCGCCTCAAGCTCCTGCTGGGCGAGGTTTCGGTAGCCGTCCTGGTAGAGCCGGGCGACCCGGCACCACTCCTTGCTCGGCAGACCGACCGGATTGTCCCGCAGGTCTCGCTCGAGCCGAGCGGCGAGCAGTCCCAGCATGCTGGCCTGTCGCTCCGCCTGCGAACGCAGGAACTGGCGCATCCACCCGTTGTGGCGCCAGGCGTCGCGTGGCTCTGCGGCCGGGGTCGGCACGTGCTACGCCGGCAGCATACACCACCGCGCTGGATCAGGCATCGAGCTCGAGATCGGCGCGCTCCTCGCCCTGGCGGCGCTGCTCGGCGTCGTGCTCTCGCTCCTGCTCGAGTTCTGCGTGCTGCGCCGCGATGATCTCGCCCAGCTGCCCGCACCGAATCGGGCTGTCCGATGACTCGATGTCCGCGATTGCCAGCTGCAGCACGGTCGTGCCGGTCTGCCGAGCGAGCAACTCCAGCGCCCGCTCGATCGCCACCGTCTCGCGTGGCCACTCGCTGCGCGGTCTCACGCGACACCTCGCGCGCTCAGCTGGCTCAGGGTGGCGCCGCCGGCCAGGCGCTCGGCGGTCTGCTCGAGGTCCCGCATGAGGTCTCCGGTGCTGTGCTGGGCGGCCACGTTACGCGCAGCCACATCGAGCGGCAGCTGCCCCGCGGGTGTTTGCCATGCCGTCATACTGTCGGCGTGGCTGCTATGTCCCTGGATGAGCACGGCATCTGGCTGTGCGGGCGACGCGTCGATTACCGTCCATCCCGACGCACGCGCGGCATCCAGCGCCTGCGCCGTCGCCCGGTGCCGAGCATCTGCGGCGCGGTCCCGGTGCGACTGCACCATGCCCGGCGTCATGATGTACCCGGCGGGGAGCGCGGTCGCCACCCGGCCCGCGATGATCGCCTCGATCCCATCAGCGCTCCGCTCCATCGCATCGGCGATTGGGCCCCACTGGAACCCAACGCCGTTGGCGGCGCGCTCGTAGTCGGTGCGAGCTGCGCGCGCGGCGTCGAGCAGCTCGAGAGCGGTGGGCGCGGGCGGCGCCTGTTCGGTCTCCGCCACCGCTGGGTGGAGCGCCGCGCGGCCACGCGCAGCGCTCTCAAGGTGCCACGCGTGATCCTGGACCTCTGACGGGTCACCGGCCACGCAGTAGCGTGTGCCGCGACCCAGACCGCTGGTCACTACGGCGCCGCCCTCGATGAGCGCGCCGAGCACCAGCGCGAGCTCGGCGCGGGTGCAGCCGCTGGTCGCGCACAGCTCTTGCGCGGTCTGCGCGTCTTCGCACACGAGGATCGTCAGGATCAGCGAGGTCAGCTCGAGATGGCTCACGACGCACCTCCGACCACGCGATCGGACGAATTGCTATCCTGCGCGGCCTGGCGCGCGGTCGAGTACCAGTATCCCCAATCGGGGGAGGCGTCGGCAGCCTGCCACAGCACCTCGGTACCGCGCTGGCGGCGGCGCAGCTTGAGTCCACGGTACGCTACGATCTTGTCAGTGGTCGGGGTCATGATGATCCTGGGTAGTGCTTGCGGCGTGCCACGCTGTAGGCGCGTGCAAGTTGTTGTGTTCACACGCGGCGCAAAGCGCCACAGATTCCGGAGTGTTGCACGATCGGCACACCAACCGGATACGGGTCGACACACTCCGGACAACATCCCATAGCGCCAGACACTTGACGTAACGGTGCTAACAATGCGATCAGATCCGCTGTCCCGGCGCGATCGGGTGCAGGACTGATCCGGTCACGAGCTACCGACGGCCGCCATCAGCGCGTCGAAGTCGCTCTCGAGCACCACTCGCACCATCTGGCCGTCCCTACGGGCAGCATGCTGGTCACCGCCACCTCTGAGAGATTCCACCCGGTCGGCAAGCGCTGCAAGCGGGTGGACGATCCCGTTCAGGCGCTGCTCATCTCGCGCCTGGGCGACGAACCAGGCGAGTTCGTCATCGGGCAGCTCGTAGGCGCTCGACTCGTACGCCGGCGTGCCGGCCGGCATCGATGGCGCGCTTGGCAGGTCGGTCATCGCGCCGACCACCTTCTCCTGGAGCTCGTGGAGCGCTCGCTCAGCGTATCGGCAGGCATGCTCGGCGGCCAGTAGGTCAGCGTCATCGCGCTCGGCCTGGTCGTTGGCCGCGGTGATGCGGCGCTCGAGGTCGAGCGTTTTGGCCTTGCGCTCGCTCAGCTCACACCGCAGATCGTCCACGAGCGAGCACAGCCGGGCGATCTGGTCCGTGGTCTCTCGCGTGACCTGCGCGCGCGCCGCCTGTTCCGCCGCCCGCTGCTTGCGCTCCTCGTCCAGCGCGCTCGCGAGCAGCTGGCATCCCTCGCCGAGCTGGAACGCCTCATGGTCGCTGAGCTCGACGACGCGCGGTCCCCATGCCGACTTGGCCTTGGCCGCGAGCTCGAGTAGGTCGTCGATATTGAGCGGCGCGGGCAGCGGGTACGGCTGCGCTTGCCTGCGCGTCGGATCTGCCTGGGGTAGACGCTCGCTTGTCCAGGACTTGTCGCGCGCGTTGGCGTCGCTCTGGATCTCTTCGACGATGCGGCCCATGTCCTTCACGACCGAACCTCCGATCGTGACCACAAAACCTCTGCCCGCCGTTTTACCTGCCCCAGCGTGCGAGGCGGCAACGCCACCTCGACGCCATCGCCATCGTCGATGATGACGCGCACGGTGATCTGCAGGACGATCCGATTGATCAGTGCTCGGAACACGAGAGCGCTGAGCGCGACGCCGCCGACAACACACGCCCCGGCGAGAGCTACGGCAGTCATCACCGCACCGCCTTCGCGCGGGCGTTGATCGCGTCGGCGATGCTGGCTCGGGCGCCATCAACACGCGATGTTTGAGGCAGGCCGGCATCGAGGCGTTTTTGAAACACCAATATCTCGTCGCAATCCTTGACCAGTCCGATCAGGACCTCGATCTCTTCCCGGAATGCCCTCCGGGCGACTCTGATCTGCTCGTCGGTCAGGTTGTCCGCGGTGATCGCGACCGTCATCGGGACACCTCCAGCTGCCGGATGATCGCCGCGATCTCGTCGGCCGCCGACCGGCAGATCTGCTCGAGGGCGCCAGCCTGGAAGGCGTTTCGCATCTCGCGCAGGGGGCCATCCGGACAGCGTTCCGCCGCGCGCCCTGCCGTGTACTCGGGCGCTCCGGCCAGCCGCGCTTGCAGGGTACGTAGTCGTTCCGTTACCGCTTCGCTCTCGCTCATGTCGCGCTCCTTCCGATGGTGGCGATCACGTGCTCGAGATCGCGGTACGCGCGCTGTGCTGCGATCGTCGCCTCGTCGAGGTCCTTGACCGCCTTGCGCTGCTCGCCTGCGGTCACAGAAATCTCTCGACGTGCCACCTGCAGCTGCGCTATCGCTATCGACAGGCTCCGCATCGCGGTGCACGCGCGGGCATACTCGATGTGGCGGGTGTCGCTCACGGATCAGATCTCCTGCCTGTCTCCGGGACGCTCCATCGACTGCGAGACCGTGCCATCGGGATGCACGGCGACATCCGGCACGCCAGGCACGGGCCATCCGTCGGCGCCGTAGTAGTCGGTCGACAGCCGGGCGCGGGCCGCTGGGTCGTAGCACTGGCTCGCCTCGTCGACCTGCCTGGCGGTGAGGCCCAGCCGGCGCGCGGTCAGGACATGCGCCGGCGCCGCGGGGTCGGCGAGGTACTCGCGGATCATCGCGGCCGCAGCCGGGTCGCGGTGCATGGCGCCTGCGTAATGGATGAGTTCTTCGCGGCCGGTGGCGCGGAGATAGGCGATGATTGATTCCTGGTCGGTGATCTTCATGATGACCGTCAATATTGCTTGCGGCGTGCCGCATGATCTGGTGGACCAACATCGCGACATCACGAGCGACGCTTCGCTACGACCCGCACCGAGTGACGCAAGATCCTCACGCCACTGGATACGGATCGCAACACTCCGGACTACGATACCCGGACGAGGCTGCGGCAGCCGATCACGCGTCCGGCGCTGTCTCGCACCTGCTGCCCTGGCGTCAGGAGATCTCCGGTCCAGCGCCCGCGCGCTGCAGCGACCGGCGGGACCACCATCGACACCACGAGGTAGACTCCGGGCTGCGGCGCCGGAAGGTCGACGACGTCGGTGTAGCGCGTCATCGTGGTATGGATAGCCCTGACAACCTCATTCGGAGCCGCATAGACGCCGCGCGGGCCGCGCTCCTCGGGATGCAGTACGGTCCCGGGATCGGCGACGAGCATCTATAGATCACGCGTCGCATAAGTCCGGATTGCGACACGATGTCTCGATCTCGAGCCAGCATGTTGCGAAAGCAAACGTCAGCGCCTGTACCGGCGGATCTCGTGCACCCGCTGCGGTCACTCGACGAGCCTCAGTGCCGAGCGCAGGATCGCAGGGTCGCAGCGCTCGTGGTCGACCTCGTGCACGATGCAGCGGGCGCGAACCTCATCCGTCACGTCCGCCGCATGGGCGTATAACAGCGCGTGTGGGAACGGCATATCGCCCGACTTCTCCACGCCCGGCGGAGGCTCGAATTCCATGCGCTCACCGAACGGGTGGCAAACGACAGCCGTTCGGCGCCACAGATCCGGGAACCACGCCTTGACGTCAGGGCTCCAGCGAAGCAGCGCGCAGAACCGCGTGTGCCCGTAGTGGGCGATCGCCTGCGGTACGAGGTCGTAAGGCGGCTGGATCCAGACGCGGGTGAGCTCGTCGGCGACGCCGCTTCGGTATCCGTGTCGCTCGCCGAGCAGGTAGTTCCCAGGGTGTTCTCCGGGCCTGCCTCCACCGAACGCGTCGCCTCCGTCCTCGAGCATGCACCTGGTCACCGACGCGATGTGGGAACGTGGATTAGAAAACGGGTCGTGATCCCACGTCCCGATGGCCCGCGCCCACTCGGAGCTCGTGCACCAGGTACCGCGATCCACCTCACCGCTGCCACCCTTTGCGTTCGCTTTGCCGTCCCGAAGCACGCGCTTGCGATCCTCTGGCTTGAGGCGCTTGATAGCGTCGATAACCTGGTCGGCGGTGAGCTCGGTGAACAGCACCTGCGCCGGGGGCACTGGATGCGGGGCCTTGGCGCCGGTCTGGTCGTCGTCATCCTCGATGTCGCCGCGCTGGGTTTCGCTCACGCGCGGCTTATGAGCGAAACCCTCGGGGTCGCGGTACTCGTCCATGTACCGGCGTGCGGTGGCGTCGTCGAGCTTGTGGGCGGCGAGGAACTCGGCCCAGCTGCCGGCCACTCCATTGGGCGCTGGGCCGCGCGCCGGCCATGCCCCGCGGGCGCGCGTGAGCAGCTGCCCGATTTCGAGGCGCCGCATGCGCGCCGTCTCGCGCGACACCGCGGCGGCCTTCTCGTGCCGCTCGGTGGTCCGTTCGGCATCCGCCCTGCCGGCGAGCGCGACATCTAGCTGCTTGCCGATGAGGTCGAGATCGACCTGCGCCGGCTCGACGATCGCGGGTATCTGCCTCATCGCGGCACCACGGCCATGCGTTCAGCTGGACGCGACCCATGGACCGCCGTACGTCCAGAAGGCGTCCTTCTGTACCGGCATGACCCTTTGCAGCGGCACCACGGCCATAGCGGCTTGATGCCCTTGTCGATCAGTTCAATCTCGCGCCTCGAACCAGGGCCGCAATGGCATGACTTGTTGCGCTCGGCGAGGCCAAGGCGGGTCAGCTGGGCCAGCGTCGCGCTGTGGTGCGACCCGTTTCGCCCGCCGACATCCATCGGCCGCATCCAGCGCTCGTCGTCTAGGTGGCGCACCACAGCGAACTGGCGATCGGTCATCGGACACCCTTTGCAGCGCGGATTGCGTCATCGCCGACGTCCCACGGCGCCGGCAGCATCTCTCGTTCGCACCGCTGCATGTCGGCGATGCTGTGCTTGTACTCGCTCATGCTGTTGCTCCTCGAGCGCGGCAGCCTTGGCACCCGCGCTCGTCGTTGATGGTTTGCCCTCCGCAGTCGACGCACCAGGCGATGCGCGCGCGGCGGTATTCGCGCGCGGCATGCTCGCTGGGACAGCTCGCGGTGAGCCACGCAAGATCCTGCGGGCGCGCCTTGTCGGCGAGGATCTCAGCGATTCGTCGTCGGTCAGGCTCGGGCGGTTTGGTCTCCGCCGCAACGTTTGCCGGCTTGACGTCGCGGTCGCCGATGGGCAGCTCCACGCCGTTGTAAATCAGCCACGCGCGCATCGCCTCGGCATCGGCGCGGCTCACGGCGTCACCAGGGGAAGCGTGTAGCGGTCACCGAGCCGTCTAGGCGAGTAGCCGGCGGCCTTCCACGCTGCCCACGGGATGCCCTTGTCGTACGCCTGGATCACCCAGCGCTGAAACCCGACGAGCTCCGGCGTACGAACGAACGGCATCGGGTACGGGCGCGCGCCGAACTCGCGGAGTAACCGGCGCCGATGATCGCGCTCATCGTGGGTCTCGCCGAGCGCGTGACCGACGAGCATGTAGACCATGATGTGGTCCGGCTTCACGCCGGCGTCTACGAGCCGGCGTAGACCACGGAACAGCACGCGCTCGTCGCCCTTGGCATCCCACGCGGTGTAGATGCGTCGCTCCTTCATATCGTCGGCGCGGTAGTCGACGCTTGCGATAGCGGCAGCTGCCTCGTCGCTCAGGATCCTGGCGTTGATGCCCTGCATGAACGATACGCGAAACCTGCCGTCGCGAATCTCCGCGATTCGCTCCTGCCAGTGCTCACCGCCGAAGAAATCGTTGTCGAGCAAGAGCAGCTGGCGAGGCCACGGCTCGCCGCGCCAGATCTCGGCGATGGTACCGACCGCGCGCGCACGGCCCTCCTTGCGCGGCACGACACAGAAATCGCACTTGAACCGGCATCCCCGCATGGTGAATCCGATCGACTGCCGCCACGCAGGGTAGTCGGAGTAGTCGAGGGGACCGTCTTGTATGCCAACGTCGAGCAGCGACAGGCCGAGTTTCGCGGATCCGGTTCCACCTACGATGGCCGACGGGTACAACTCGCCGATCCTCGACAGCAGCGGCGCCGAGCGGTCGAAGATCGCCGACGCGTACACCCGGCCCCACGTCGGATCACCGAATCGCGGCTCTATCTCGCGATAGGCTGCGGCATCGATCCCCGATCGGTTGCTGACCATCCTGAGCGTGACGTCATCGCCCTGCCCTCGGTGGTGCGCGGCGATCCGCATCAGCGCCAGGTTAGGCAGCTTGCCGTCGAGGTGCCAGAGGAGCACGTTCACGCTTGCGCCCTCTGCCGCGGGCAGAGCTCGTGCACAACGACGTCATCGGCGTACACGGCGATTGGCTGGCCGGCCCTCACGCGTTCTCCGCACTCCTCGCATGCACCCTCGACGCCGGTAGCCGTGGTCGTCACCGGCTTGCAGTCGCACGAGCCACACGCGCCGCAACGCGGGCACGGTTCGCAATACGAGTCACCGCACTTCGGGCACGGAGGATCGAAGGTCGCGCTCACGGTGTCTCCTCAGGTAGCGTTGTCGCGCCGGGCGGATAGTCCCCGCTCGGGACCTCAGGGAAGAAGCAGTCGATCTCCTTGCCGCGCCATCTGGCTTTGACAACCCACGACACGCCCGGCTTACCAACGCGCTCGACGCCAAGCCCGGTGAGCGCGGTGAACAACCCGTCGACGTCGATCGCGGCTACCTGCCTGACGCGGTAGAATAGGATGTCGGCGTCCTTGCGATCCCCGGAGCGGTAGAGCAGCCCGCCGGTCAGCGCGACGTGGCACCCGTACTTCGGGCAGACCTCTTCGATCGCTCGGCACAGCTCGATCGCCTCCTTGCGCGTCCACATCGCGACGCTCACGGCGATCCCTCGCGCGACGCCAGCATCTCCTCGTAGGTCTCGACGCGCAGCTGCCAGGTCTTGCGCTTGCCCGCGGCGCCGCGCTTGCTCCAGCTCCAAAGCTCCAGCCGTCCGCCGGCCTCGACCCACGCCTTGGCGCGCGGCTCAGCGAGGATCTTGGCCCGCCTGTGTGCATGGTGCGCGGAACTCGCGGTCGCCTGGATTCCCAGGATGCAGGGTGGTACCCATTCTCCGAGCGGCGTTTCATCGAGGCTTCTCTGCACGATCGCGATGATGTCGATCACGCCGAACAGGTCGAGCCGATGACCGGGCGGAGGGAAGCGCACGAACTGCTCAACGTTCTGCGCGATCCAACCGCGCTTGCGACATTCGGCGAGCGTGCGCGCGGTTGGAGAGGTCGACTTCTTGCGCTTCTTCGGCGGCGCGCCTTCCTCGGCTTCCGGCGCGTCATCCGGGAACTCGGTCTGCACAGGATGCGTTGCGATTTCGCTCATCGGTCACCGCCCGTGCTCAGTATGTCGTCGAACATCGCTTGCGTGTCGGGCGACAGCGACACCGACGACGACGCGTGTACGCCCGCGAGTCGCATCGCAGAGACCAGGTCGCCCGCTCGCTGAGCAGCCTCTCTGACCTCGCGCACGCTCTTCGGGTTCCAGCGCACGAACTCCGCAGCCCAGACCGCTCGCTCGCCCGACGTCACGGTAGCACCACGCCCTTGTCGAGTAGGGCGTCCTGCCCTCCGTACCCTGGACCGAGGTCGGCGCGGCGCGCATCCTCGAGCGCGCGAATCCGCTCCACCAGCGCCACCACAACCGCCGGCTGAGCCGCGACCGCGAACTCCGCATCGACCTGCAACGCGCGGTCGAATACGTCAGCCCCGTCTGCCTCGATGACCACGTCGACTGTGCCGTCACGACGCGGCGACATGATCCAGCGCGCCATGCCTTTGCGCTGCATGTCCTCGCGATAGTCGGCCGATTCCTGCGCCGCGCGTGCCCACGCGAGCAGGTCGTCGAGGTCGACTCGCTCGCCGCTCACCTGCGCACCTTGCCGTCTGGCTGCCCAAGTACGGCGCGCACGATCTCATGGGCCATCTCGCTGAGCTCGTGGTCAGGCATTCCTGCGAGCCGCGTTTCGGCGCAGCTCGCGAGCACTTTGAGCACGCGCGTCTTGGCGTTCTTTCGCGCTGCGGCAGTCATCGTCGCCCTCGTTCCTCGGTGCACATCTCCGCGGCGAACCGCAGCGCGACCGCGGCGACCTGGATGGCCTCCTTGCGCATCGCGTGCAGGTCGCGATCTTTCTGCTTGGTGAACACGTGATCCTTGAGCTCCTTCACCTCCTCGAGAAGCACGCCGAGTCCCTCGTGCGCGCTGTTGAACGTCGGCCACTTCTCTCGCGCGCTGTGGGCCTCGATCGCCGCGTCGTTGATGGCCCGGCCGATGTCGCCGGCCGGCTCAGGTATCGGCGATGTCGATCCGCTCACCTTCGCGCCTCCCGCTTGAGCACGCGGTGCAGCCTAGCGAGGTGAGTCGCAACGACCGGACGTTCCGACGGAGGGACATGGGCCGGGATCACCGCGCCCGGTCCGCGGCGGATCTCGCGACACGGCTCGCCCGGCGCCGAACCGCAGGTCCCGCATACCACCGATGTCGCGGTCACTCGTCGGCGCCTTTCTTGGACTTCTTCGGGTTCAGCTTGCTCTTGACCTTGGTCAGCTTTTCCGTCCGGTTCACGTCCTGCAGCACGCCGTTGTCGTCCTGATACGTATACGTCTCGAGCTTGAGCTCGACGAGTTTCTCCTGGATCTTCTCGCTGATCCCGTGGACCTTATCGGACAACGCCGTGCGCTTACCGGCGATCTTGTCCCGCTTGAGGCACATGTCCTCGAGCTCGTCGATGACCTTGCGCTTGGGCGCCTGTGGAATCCCGGGAAGGTCTGCTTGTTCTCTTCGTGCCATGCTGTCCTCGTTTCGTCGTCGCGTTTGGGTTGGTGGTTCACTTCGTCGTCGGTCGTCGTCGCAATGATTCGCCGGTCATGCTGACCCATCGTCCGCACTCGTGGAGCCGGTCGGCGATCCGCTCGCCGTAGCGCTCGCGGAACGGGTGTCTCGGCTTGCCGCCGGGCTCGGATGCCGGCTCGCTCGCGAGCACGTTGGTCGTGATCACGAGCGGCCGCATGGCGCCGTAGAACACGTCCACTAGCTCGTCGAGATCGACCAGGAATGAGCCCTTGGGGTCGGCGTACTCGGCCCCGAGGTCGTCGAGCACGAGCGGGCCAGAGAACAGTTGTTCGCGTTCGACGCGGTCGTAGCGCGATGACGCCAGCAGGCTCGCCGCGCGGACGAAGCGCCAGGGCTCGGTGCGCGCCGCCGCAAGCCAGGTCGCCGCCACCGTCTTGCCGACGCCCTTTGGGCCGCTGATCACGACGATGCCGATCGCAGAGGCGCGCATGCGCTCGTACCACGTGATGCCCGCCGGCGGGACCGCCCCGCCCCGCAGAGCGGCGATCGCCCGCGCAGGGAACCCGCGCTCAGCGAGTGCACCGATCCGCTCCGAGCGCTGATCGCCGGCCGGTTCCGCCGCCCGCAAAGCCGCGATCCGCGCGTCGTGCGCGGCCCATTCCTCGTCGGTCATGCTCGAGACGCCCGGCATGAGTTCAGCGACGAGCTCAGCGGCAGACCTCTCGGCGCGCGCTCGGCTGTCGTCGCGTTCGGTCGCTGGCCGCTGGTCGTCGTCGGGTTCCTCAGGCACGAGCTTCAGGTTCGTCATGGGATTTCGATCACTCCGTCGGGATACAGGCTTGGGTCACTGGGCTGGACGGCTCCAACCCGGATGTCTCGATTCTCCGGCGCGCGCGCCGCGCTGCTCTTCGGACCAGCGCGCGGCCTCACGAGCGCAGCTGTCGCGGCCGTCTTGCCGGCGAGCCGGGCGAAGTTACCGCCGGCGAAGATCGCTCCGGTTAGGAACTGGACGCGCTCTGGATCGGCGACGGCCTCGATTTCCGCCATCGCAACTGCATGGCGAGCCTGGGCCGCGATCGCCTCGAGCTCAGTGCGCGTGGTGGCCAGCGCGAGCTGTCCAGACAGGTCGCTGTCGAGCCCGCGGTCGAACGGCAGGCATGGATACAGCGTCGTCCCCAGCCTCCCCCCGACGCGCGTTCTTGCCGCATTGATCAACCCACGGATCTCCTCGCGGATCGCCCGGCGGTCTTCGGACGTTGGGATGGTTTTCCGGCGGGGTCGTTCTGGTTCGCTTCGAGGCTCTTGAGCATCGGTTGCAAAATCCGGGGTCGGTTGCAAAATCCGGGGTCGGTTGCAATCCGGGTCGTGGTTTCCGATCCCGGGAACTGGAAGATTCTTTCCATTTTCGGTCTGGGGCGTATTGCCACGCATGGCTTGCGCCCTGCTGTTGTCTATCGCAGCTGGTGTCACCGGCTGGTGCGGTACCGGTACTGAGGGATCGCGCGGGAGAGAGACTTTCTGATCTTCAAGATCCGGAAGATGATCCGGAGCAAGATCCGGAGAGTAGGACCCCGTCCGGGGGACTTCCCCGCGGGATGGTCCCGGGGACTCGTTTCGCTTCCCGCGGGATGGTCCCGGGGACTTCTTGATTCCAACCGCTGCGAGCCGCGCCTCGCGAGCCTTCTCCCGCTTGGCGTCCTGCATCAGTAGGAAGTCTATGCGGTCATTTACCCCACATAGGTACACACCATCCGATGGCTCTTCGCTCGCCAGATCAACGGCCACCATCGCCGCGGCAAAGCCTGTACGTTCCGCCAGCGCGTCAATGTCGCCGGCCGGCAGGATCGGCGTGCGCTTCGCGTATGCGAGCGCCCAGACCGGAAGGCATCTGCCGAGCGCCTCCTGCCACGCCATGCCGAGCCTGCCGCCGAGCAGCTTGAACCGGCGGTCCATGAACGCGATGTCGTCGACGTTGACGCGCATCAATCGACCCCGAACTCGAGTTCAAGCTGTCGAGCTCGCCGCCGCTCTCGCGTCGACAGGTACTCGGGATCGCGGACCTGGCAGACGAGCCCGGCACACACGTCCGGAAGCTTCGCGGGCTCAAACGGGCACGCCGTCGCCGCGTCGGCGTCGGAATGGCGATGTTCGCATCTGCCGATCCCGCGCCCCCGGCCGTCCACCCACAGGACCATCCAGATCAGCGGCGCGGTCACCAGTGCTCCTCGACGGCGATGTCAGCGGGATTGTGCGGCGCGCGCCGGGCGTGCTGCGATCCGCCGGCGCGTGCGCCGCTCAGGTCGGTAGTCCAGTGACCTCGAGCGGTCGGCGAGCACAAGCAGCTCCACCGATGCCTCGGCATGTCGCCGGTCACGATCGGTTGCCTAGTCTCGATCACCACATCGTGCGTCACAGCGGCCTCGGGTGGTACTTGAAGTTGCTCGATACGTGGCCAGCGATCCCGCACAGCCTGCAGGTCGCTCGCTTGCGAGGCTTGTCGTCGTGGCCGCGCGGATCCTCGTCGACCTCATCCCGGCGCGGCGGCGCGTATCCGGCCACGACCACCGCGCCGAGATCGCCCTTGCGCGTTGGTGGGGCGATCGTCGCGCTGAGCGACGGCGTGGGCAGGCGTGTCATGGCTCAACCTTTCGCAGCCGGTCGACCTCGTGCGCGTCCCACCAGAACTCGCAGTCGTAGGTGGTGCCGGCGCCCTTGCCGCGGGTTCGGATGCGTTGGTTGCGGACGAAGACGCGCTTATCCGTGATCATCGAGACGCGCCCGCGGTCGGTTCCGCGGAACATGTCCCACTCGACCTCGTCGCCGACCACCAGATCGGTCATCCCTCACCTCCAACGTCGGTCCACGGAGACGCGTCGTCCTGTTCGATACGGCGCCTGTACGCCGAGTAGGCGCGCCTGACGAACCGACGCGACGCGCGATCGCGACCGGCCAGCATCGTCACCCAGTGGTCGGCGAGAACGCGTGATCGGCTCACGCTGCGGCCTTGCGCGACTTGCGTTCCTCCCTTGCGGTCTCACGCTCGAGGAAGTCCCAGAACTCGCTCATGGGCATTTCGAGCCCTTCGGTCACGATCGACTTGAGCGTGCGCGCGGTGATGTCCTTGTCGTGCATGGCGTTGTGGACCTGGGCCGTGCTGATCTCGGCGAGCCCTGCGACGCGGCGTAGCGATACGCCCTTGCGCTCCATGATCACCCGTAGCGTTGCACCTTCGGTCATCCACTACGTGTCGCCAATCCGGAGCCCGGGAGTCAAGCGCGTTTTGCCGCACAAACGTTCGCCCTGAGATCTCCACACGCGAACAAAGACGCTTGACTTTTTCGCGCGGGCCCCGCGATAAGGGAACCATGGCTGATGATCCGGATCTGGTGGAGCAGTTGCGGCGGCGCGTTACCGACTGGGTTCACCGCGTGGCACAGCGCGTCCGCGACGAGCAATCGCTGGCGAAGCTCGAGATCGCGCTCCAGCAACCCCAAGGCGATGACGACGGAACGCTCTACCTGGATTTCGAGGTCGTAGAGACCACTGTGCCATCGAGCGGCGGAGGTCGGGTCGCTGGCGTGCCGTTCGACCCGTCCGATATCACCGACGACCAAATCGAGGATCTCGCGGCCGAATGGCAGGCGCAGGGAATGCCAACGCTCGTAGAGGTTGCGCGTGTTGCACTGCAATCACCGGACCCTTCGCGCAAGGAGCACGCTCGACGTCGATGCGCCGATATGCTCGGGCAACGCAAAGGTGTCACCGCGTGCGCCACACGCGGCTGTGCTGGTCGATGCGCCACTGAAGGTCTCTCTGCCGCGGGCTGGATGCCCGCCGCCTCTGGCTGGCTCTGCACGGGATGCCAGCCGCTGTGACCGACGCGATCGCCTGCATCGGGATCGCCCTGGGGATCATCCTCACGTGCGGGATCTTTCTCTTGCTCGACCGCCCAGGTGCGGTGGCCGCGAGTCGGCGCGCGATCACGCGCGACCGCCGAGAGCGCATCGCGGACATCAGGCCGGCGATCGCGCGCGGAATTGAGCGGCCGTGACGATTCGATTGAGCTTCTGGCTTGCGGCCATTGATGTCGCGCATGCGCTTCGTCTGCCGCGATCGTGGTACCTCTGGATCGTCGCCAAGGCGAGCGACGCCACCGACTGGCGACCGCCGGTTGATCCGGCAAGTGACGGGGCCCCGTTCTGATGCGGTCGCCACGCTGCGCCGCGTGCCGCGCCGATGACCGCTCAGTCGCGCCGATGGCCGCGCTGCACATCGAGTCCCGATGCGGGTCGCTGACCGTCGCGCACGTGATGCTGCTCGAGCTGGTTACACGCGCCGTCGATGGCGCAAAGGCTGGTGACGCGTGACCCCGACACAAGAGCGCGACCGCGCGAGGAACGAGCGAGACCGCGCCCGGGACACGCTCGCGAAGATCCGCGGCGTCATAGTGGCGCACGCGAAGGGCGTGCTCGACGACGATCGAGCGCTCGCCAAGATCGCAAGCATGCTCCACGTCGGAGACGTCAACCGCCGCCGTGGCGTGAGTCCGGCACGGCGAGAACAGCGAGCGACACCGTGAGCGACACCGTGAGCGACACGCCACCACCGAGGATCCTTGACGTCACGCCGGCGCAGTACCACAAGCTCCCTGGGCTATCGCCGTCGCTCGCCAACACGATGTTGACGAGCTGCCAGGAGATCGCCCGCGACAAGTACGAGCGCAACATCGAGGATGATCGCGTGGATGACGAGGAGGAGGACGGCGACGAGGAGCGCGCCGTCGACCCGCAGAAACAGAAGAGGCTCGATCGCGGCGACGTCATGCACGCGCTCACCCTAGGGGTCGGCAAGAACATCGAGGTCATCCTGAGCGCAGACCTCGGCAAGGGCGGAAAGTACACGACAACCCGCTCCAAGGAGTTGCGCGACTCCGCGCGCGCAGCCGGAAAGATCCCGGTCAAGGAGCCCGACATGATCGTATACCGGCGAACCGTCGACGCGATTCGCGCGCGGCTCGCCGGCGCTGGTCACGTGCTCGATGGCAGGAGCGAGATCGCGATCGAGTGGTGGGAGCGCTCGACGAACGGACCGGTGCAATGCCGCACGATGATCGATCACGTCCTGCTTCTGGCAGCTGACGGGTCGCACGTCGCACCGGGCGCGCCGCCGACCTTCGCCAAGGTGTACGAGCTGAAGTTCCCGGACGATGCACAGCCCGACCGTAACGAGCGAACTGCCGACGCGCTCGGGCACCAGATCGCCCACGCCGCGCGCCTGCGCGCCATTAACGCGTTGTTCCCATCGCTCGCCGGCCGCATCGAGTATCAGTTCTTGTTCTGCGAGGCGCACCGCCCGTACGCGTTCTGGGACCCAACTCCAACCGGAGCGTTCACGGAGCTCGGCTCACGGCAGTGGCTCACGGCGATCGACATGTGGGGCCGCGGTATTGCCGACGGTCGGTGGCCCGGGTACCACGACGACGTCACGCGACGAAACATCGACCTCACCAGGTGGAGGAAGATGCAGGAAGGATTCACCGTCGATGAGTAGGACGTTCGAGAGCGGACCTGCTCGCCGGGTCGGCCTGCCACTGATGATCGGCGCGGCCGGAGCGACCGGAAGCGGCAAGACGAAGTCGGCACTTCGCCTCGCCGACGGGATCGCGCGTGTGACGCCGGGCCCCATCGTGGTGATCGACACCGAGGCGATGCGGGCCACGATGCATGCCGACGCGCACAAGTTCATCCACGTGCCGTTCTCGCCTCCGTTCTCGCCTCTCGACTACATCGCTGCGTACAAGCACGCGCTGACCTACAAACCGTCGGTGATTATCACCGATAGCATGAGCCATGAGCACGAGGGTGAGGGTGGCGTGCTTGCTCAGCATGCCGCGGTGGTCGCGGCCAAGGGGCATAGCCACTCCATGGCTGCGTGGATCGAGCCCAAGCGACAGCACCGCGAGATGAAGAACTTCATCCTGCAGCAGCGCGTTCACTGGATCTTCTGCTTCCGGGCCAAGGAAAAGACTATCCCCGACGACAAGACCAACAAGCCCGTCGACATGGGATGGTCCGCGCTCGGGGCCGAGGATCTGATCTTCGAGATGCTGGTCAACGTTCTGCTCCTGCCCGGCGTTGACGGTGTGCCGACGTGGCGGTCCCAGAAGCTCGGCGAGCAGGCGCTCATGAAGTTGCCCGGCTGGTTCCGCCACCTGTTCGAGAAGCCCCGACAGCTCGACGAGGACATCGGAGAGCGTCTCGCCCGGTGGGCCAAGGGCGACGACGTTGTGACGAGCGCTCCGCAAACCGCAGCGGCATCCGCGCCAGGACCGGCCCCACACATCGCGCTGATCGATTTGTTCGACGCCTGCACCACGAGCGACATCCTCGAGAGCACGAAGGCCGAGATGAAGGCCCGGTGGGAGTCGATACCCAAGGGCGACGCGAGATCCCTCGTGACCAAGGCGTTCAAGTCCGCTGAGGAGCGCGTCGAGGCCGAGCGCCAGCGGGCGAACAACGCGTGAGCGAGCGCGATCGCGCTTGGCGACCCGGCAAGTTCGACTCGATCGAGCTCGGCAACGGCGGTCGCATCGACATCCAGGTGAGCAAGGATGGGCGCGTGATGGCCGTGCTGACCGGCATCGAGGTCGGCGCACCGATCGACATCACTCCGGCGGCGTGCCCACTCGGATGCGGCCTGCAAGAGGCGAGCGCTCGGGCAGCGCAGATTCGCCACCGGGGCGGGCGATGATCGTCGTCTGCGCTACGGGATGATCCGTACCATCACAGTCCGGTGCTGCGGCAACGGCCACAGCTTGTCGTGCGCCGCCATTCCAGCTCCGGTGCCGCGCACGATCGCCGGCGTGTGCGGCATGCACTCGACCGTGTCGATCAGCGACCAGTCTGGATGATCATGGTCCCACGAGGTAACCCGGTCGACGCCGACGATGATCTTGACGTGACCGATCCACGGGTGGGGGATGCCGGGTAAGTGGATCGTCGGGTACATGATCAGTAGGCCAGGCGCCGGCGTGAATGCGACCTCGGCCAGCTCCTGGCCGTGCTTCGCGTCCTCGATCATGCTGTTACAGTTGAGGTCGTCGACGACGGTCGGTCCGCCATGCGAGTCGTTCCACCCGCGGTTGTAGCCCGGGCGGTGGCGCGTGATCCCGAAGCACTCGCAGACCGCGAACCCGAAGCAGTCGCGCTTGTCTTCGCCGCTCGACAGGATGTCTCCGGTTCCCAGCTGGTAGATGCCATGGCCTACCCGATCGAGCGCGCGCTGGACGGCCGCGGCAGCGCTGTAGAGCGGGCGCGGTCCGGTGGATGCTCGCGCTGGGCTCACGGCGCTGCATCCTTCAGTAGCTCGACGACTCGCCGAGCGATTCGCTCGACATCATCATCGGTTAGCCTATAGGGCGCCGTGAATGCCGTCGGGACGGAGATCGTGCATGGAAACTCCTGCTGGCCATAGAACGGCTGGGGCGCGCAGCATACCATCGGATGCGCGAATGGAACTAGCGGGTACGCGGGCCATGGGTCGCCGCTCACGGTGCAGCATCCTCGGCGGCGCGATCGGCAGCGGTGTCGGCGTGCGCCTGGGCGATCTGCGCCATGAGCTGCTCGTGGGTGATCGCTCCCGCGGCGTGGTCCTCGAGAGCCTTGACCGCGGCTCCAGCGATGTCGAGCCCGGTCTGCGCGGCCTGGCCGCCGAGCCCGGTGGCGCCCTGGACTACGCGCAGGACGGCGATCACGTCCTCGAGCTCTGGCGAGATGGCGCGGAGCTTGGCCTCGAGAGCGGCGAGCGCCCTCATTGCCCACCCCCGGTCAGCGCGGCCACCGCAGCAAGGGCGTTTTCGAGCGCGGTTTGCGCGCCCTTGATCGACGTGTCGTCATTGACCCCGCGGGCCGCGTCGAGCGCGTAGGTCGCGGCGTCCAGCGCCATGATGACCCTGTCGACCTTGGCGCGCAGCTCTCCGAGCGGGGCCGAGCGGGCGAGCTTGTCTGGCGTGGTCTCGATGATGGCGCGCGCGCGATCGAGTTCGTACGTCCGCACGGCCGCGCGCGCGGTGATCAGGCCAGTGTCGATCGTGCTGATCGCGTTCGCCCGGGACGGCTGCGAGCTGCCGCACGATCCGGCACAGACGCCGAGTAGCAGCACGATTCCGAGCGTCGTCGGGCCGCGAAAGGTCGACGTGGTGGCGCCCTTTACGGTCGGGTGCACGACCAGCGCGATCGCGCCCATCGCGGCCGTCATGATGCCAGCGCTCGGCGCTGCCCCGAGGTGCCAGTTGACGACCGCGACCAGCACGAGGCCAACTCCGGTGAGCGCCGCGAGAAGCCGGCCCTGGGCCAGCCAGTGCTGCCGCGCCAGGAACAGTTGCAGGCCGGCATTCGCTGCGATCACCGCGCCCCACCCGGGCCCGTTCGCTGTCCACGTGTCCCACGCCGTGCCGCCCGCAGAGACCAGCACCGGCGTGGGGTCTGAGCTCGCGGCATGCGCGGGATGTAGGATCCCGAAGGCGATCAGGATGAGTGCGGCGATCGCAAGGATCTCGATAATTCCGATCAGAAGTGGCGTCTCTGGGATAGGTCGTGGTCTGGTCATGGGGTCCTTTCGTTCGCCAAACGATACCACTCGACCGTGATACAACGCGGCATGAGAACTATCGCCGTGTTGTTCATCCTGGCTTCGACCTCGTGCGTCGCGCCACCGGACCCCGACATCAGCCCGCGGGCGTGCGGTCTCCCATGCAGCGAGAACATCGACTGCAGGGCTGACCCGCTGGGGTCGTGTAGGTTCTGTACGGGATCGCGGTGCGGGGCTGCGCTCCCCGCCGATCCCGCGGGGTTCGATGCCGCCGTCGATGCTCCCTGATCAAGACGCCGGCGACATCAGGCTGTGACTTCTACACATCGGGCCAGGCGTCATCGTCGAAGGCGACAAAAACGGTATCACCAGAGAGAAAGCGCTCGGGATGCGCAGCAGATCGCCGCTGTGAGCGCCTTCTGGGTCGACGCCGGTCATCTTGCGCATCGCCGCGCGAAGCTCCCTGATGTCGAGCCGCAGCTCGCGGATGGTCTCCTCCGTGGCGTCGCGGTACCGCTGGACGTCGCGAGCGAGTTCGGCGGCCCGCTCCTGCTCGGCACCGACCGCCCGCTGTTGCTCTGCCATCGCATCGGCTCGGTGGTACAGGAACACGAAGAGACCCCCGAGGTTGGTCGCCGCGATGCTCGCACCGGCGATCACCCAACGCCTCAAGCGTCGCTCCATCTTCCGACGTGATGCTGCCCAGGCTGATACCCCCCACTGCTTCAGAGCGAGCCGCGCGAACATCCAGAAGGGAACGGGCGCGCCGAGATGCTGACCGACCTGCTCGGCGAGCACCGTTTCCTCCGGCGTCGGATCCTGGGTGAGATATGCGACCGGAGCGGTGTTGTCGATCACGATCAAAACGTCCCATGCGGTCTGAATCGGATCACGCCCTGGGCCGAGCAGTTGACCTTTCCGCGCATCGCATAGGTCCCCAACGATGCGAAGTGAAGCACGGCACCGCCAGCATTCCCCGCGACCACCGTGACCGAGGCTGGCGTCCCCGCCGTTGCCGGGTTGCTGGCCACCGTACCACCGACGACACTCGCGAGGCTGAACGCGCAGATCGGTATCCACTGCCCGGAAGTGCCGGTCACCTTCGGATCGAGTCCCGTGAAGTTGCTCAGCTCGAAGGTAAACACCCCGGCGAACGCGGCGTCCCACTGGAGGTGAACCGTGTGAATGAGTGAGCTATCACCACCGGCGCCGTAGTAGGTCGCCGCTGATACCGGCTGCAGTCCCTGAAAGATATCTGATGGGTACGCAATCTCTGACATCGTTCACCCTCCTGCCGCTCGCTGGTCGAGCGGAGACATGGTTTGCTGACCTAGCCGTAGCGGCCCAGATGAGGCGGATTGCGGAGCGAGCGCGGCCGGCGGTGCGCTCGGCGCTGCCAGGTATCTAGCGTGCGCTGGCTGCATCGTGCCATCGACGGGAAGTCGGTACAGGATCGACAGCGTTATCCGTCGAGGATACGGCAGCGTCTTGGCCATCTCCTGCGAGGCCTTCATGAGCGACATCTGCGCGTACGCGAACATCTGCGGGTAGACGACCCGCAACGTCTCGGCACCCTCGGCCGAAATCTTCCCGACCGCAAGATCCTCGAGCACGCTCACAGGGTCGTTGACGGCGTGCACGTACCGGCCGAATTCTTCAATCGCAGCAAGCGAAGGGTGCCAAGCGCCATCGCCCGGCAGCATCCCAGGCAACACCGTTGCCTTCGGGCGTTTCGAATCGAGGAACGCGATCCCGCGTTGTACCTGCGCGACGATCGCATCGTGCATCGCCGGATCTGAGGTCGGATAGCGCTGACCGATCGCCTGGTCGATCGCACCCGGCTGCATCGCCCGGGTGATGTCGTCCGATCGGGCGTCGAACAGAGCGCGGGGGGTGTCATCGTCGTGTTTCTCCCCGCCCGGGAACAGCGCACCCGCGAGCAACACGGCGGGTCCGGCTGCTCGCGGTGCCTTCGCAGCGACCTTCGCACCGCCCTCGAGCAGCGTGGTGGTGGCCGCGATGATGCGATCCCGCGCGGCGGCCGCAGTGCCAGCGATCAGCCCTTCGGTGCTGCGGCCGATCGCACCGCCCTTGCGCCCCAGGATGCCCATGACGGCGCGAGCTTTGAGCCAGAGGCCGAGGATTGGTCCGATCACCGGGATGCTCGAGACGGCGGGCACGTGGGCCCCGACCGCGCGGAGTACCTCGAGCGCGGACCCAACATCTGCGAGCCGCACGCCGGTTCCCGCCGTTTCCGATGCTGGTACAGCACCTGGTAGCAGCTTGGGGGCGCTCTCTCGCGGTCGGGAGGCATGCTTGCGGAGCGCGGCCGCGATGTCGTCATCGACGACCGTCGCATCTGCCGCCTGAGCCTTGCCCGCCAGGTCGGCCGCGGCCTTCGCCGAGCTTGTCGCTGCGCGCGCGTTCGCCTCCTGGATCGCGGTCCGATATGCCGCCGCGTTTTGCACCGCGGTCCCGGGGGCCTCGGCGCCGAGAACATCGGTCAATCGCGCGCTCGCGTTCTCCAGAGCGTCGACAACCTTGGCACCTCGGCCGATGTCTGGTCCGATGTCGCGCGCCTTGCCGTTGTGACGCATGATCGCCTTCGCGATCGCCGCCTCGTCACGGACGCTAGCCATCCGCTCCTTGATCAGGCTGTCGACTGCGGTCCCACGCTCGCTGACCGCGGCCTCACCTCGTGGTGGATTGAGTCCGAGCTGCTGGTGCAGCCCGGTCAGGCCGGATGGCATTGACGGCACCTCTCCGGACCGGGCTGCGTCCCATGCCGACGCGGCCCCCGCTTCACGGGCCTGTGCCTGTAGAGCGCGTTCCTCGGCCGCCATCGCTGACCCCTCGTGGCCGGCGCCTGCGGACATCCCAGCGTTCCATGGAGCGTTTGGATCACCAAGACCGGCGCGCTCCGCACGCGCTGCCAACGCCTTGGCTCGGAAGTGCTCGGCCGCACTTGATGCCTTGGCCTCCTTGGCGGCGCGGGCTGCAAGCGCAGGCTCACGCCCAACATCTGCGATCTCGGCGCCGCGGTCGACAGCTGCCTTGGTGCCGCGAAGCATCGCTTCGAGGTCGCTCTGCTTGGCGCCGCGGAGCACGTCGGTTGGTGCCGGCTCGTGGCTCGTCGTCCACTTCACATGGACGGGCGCATCGGCCTCGATGGCAGCCGCAAGGCGATGCCGCCCGTCGATCACCACGATGTTGCCGTCGGGTGACACGCCGAGCTTGATCGGCTCGCGCTGCCCCTCAGCGATGGCCTTCCGGGCGTTGGCGTTGCGAACGACGTCGGCATGCCCCCCCTCGGGCTCGTAGTACCCGTGGGCTGCGATGTCTCGCGCGTCGAGCACTCCTTCTGCGTAGTCCTCTCCCGTATGCAGCAGCTCGTTGTCGAGGACGGCATGCCTCGGGATTCCATTCACGAGCGGGCTATTGCCCTTGCGGATCTCGGCCATGGCGTCGGCCTCGATGCCCTGCTCGCGTAGGAGCCGCTCGGTCTCCTGGAGCAGGACTGGCTTTCCGGCGGCAGCTGGTGCGCTGACCTCTGGCGCGGCAGCCTTATAGCGTCCGGCGTTCCGCGCGCGCGAGGGCAGTCCGGTTGAGACCGCTGGTTGTTCAGCGGCGGCATTCTCGAGGATGGCGCGGGCGGGAACGGGCTCTACCGGGGTTCCAGTTGCGATCCGCTTGCCTACCGCGGTGGCTGGCTGATCGCTGGCCTGCGGAGCTGGCAAGGGTTCCACGCCGACCTCCGCAGCGCGCTGCAATTCCCCAGGCGTCTTGATCCCGCGCGCGCCCGGCGGACCGAACTCGCCGATCGGCACCGCGTGACCCATCAGGTCATCGGACGGCTGCATGCCGGCGAGCGCTCGCTCGAGCTCGGGATCACCGCCCTCGGCCAGCCATGACGCGAACTGGCCGCGTGCCTGACGGTACGCATCGATCGCCCCCGTGACCTGGTGCCGGTCGACGGCCCCGGAAACCTGATCGCCGATAGCCTGCGGGTCGGCTGCGCCGAACACTCGCCGCGTCGATGTCTCGCCAGCGTTCGCGACCTGCACCCCAGCATCGATGTCGGACAGCTTTCGTTCTGCGGCGGCGGCCATCTGGTCGCCGTCCCGCAGCGCCTGGGCGAGCCCTGAGGATGCCTGGCCCTTGATCCCCGACGCCGCCGCTGCGCTGACCTCCGATCGCGGGAACAGCGAGCGCACCTTCTGGAGCGTGCTGCTGGCCAGGACCCCGCCGGCGCCGATTGGCGCGGCGAACAGGGCGCCGTGGCCCATGCCGGCCACGAATCCCTCGGCCGACAGAGGTTTGTCCTCGAGCGCCGACTCGGTGAGGTACTGGCCGCCGCCGTACAGCGCTCCCTCGGTCGCGGCCCCGGCGGTCACGGCCAAGACGCGGCCAGCGAGCCCGGCGCCCTCGCCGAGACCAGATACCGCGCCACCCGCCCGCCCTGCGAGCGCCGCCGGGCTGCGCGCGAGGATCTTGGCGCCGAGCCCGGCCGCTTCTTCACCGGCCGCAGCGCCGCCGGTCAGGATCGACGGCGCGAGCGCACCGACCAGCGTGCCGGTTCCGGTCGCGTACGGATGCTCGGCCTCGAGGTGTCGAAGCGTCCGGCCGGCCCCCAGGCCGCCGAGTGCCTGATCCGATAACCCGAGCGTGATGCCGCTCAGCGCGCCAACGCCGCCGGCGGCGAGGGCGCCGCCGATCCCGCCATGCTCGGCCTGAAACGTCTCCGCTGCGGTGCGATCAAGATGTTCCGGTTCGGTCTCCGGACGGAATCCCTGAGCGATGTATGCCGCCGCTTGTTCGGCCGGCACTCCATACGCGCGGCCGTCGCTGTCGCGCAGTGTTACGGTATCCGGCATCTACCTCACCGATGGCGCGGGAACGCCGCCCGGCCCGCGCACGAACTCCGGCGACCCTGGTGTTTTGGCGATCTGCTCGTTGATCGCCCGATCAAGTAGCTCTTTGGCCAGAGCCGCGGTGCCGGGGGATTCCGATTCGCTGGCGAGCTTGTCGAGCCGTTCTATGGAGATCTGCCGGACGCGCGGGTCCGACGAAGCGACGCCGGCTGCCGCAGTCAGCATCGCCTGCCTGACCGATGGCAGAACATCACCGGCATCTCGCAACCTCGTGCTGATCGTTTCGTTTCGTCCGAGCTCACCTCGCGAGCTCAGCTTGCCGACTTCTGTCGCCAGGATGTTGGGCGACATCCGGTATGGGTTCACGAGGCCTCGTTTCAGCGTCTCATCTTCTTCGGTCTGTTGCGGAGCCGGCGGGGCCGACGTGTCCTGGAATTTGAATGCTGGACCGTCGTATCCGCGACCCTGCACGCGAGAGTTCACCTTGGCTTGTAGGTTCTCGTTGCTCCTCTTCAGCGCCGACGTTGCATCGAAGATAAACGACGTGGGGTCGACTCCACCGGTGGTCATCTTCTCGAAGAATTTCATGGTGGGCTCACGAAATGACGTGATCCCGTACGCGTCGTGTAGCTCGGCCACGGCACTCTCGAGGTCGGTCTGCATCTTCTGCCAATCTGAGCTCTTGAAATACCCGGATTCCCCGCCGTGGTCGTTCATCCCGCGGACCATCTGACCGATAAGCCGGTTGTACGACGCAGCGGCCGACACCATATCGTTATCCTTCGATGCCAGCTCTGGTGTGCCGCTCAACACCGGTGAGCCGTCGGACTTGCGAGCGACAATGCGCTGCCCATCGGGCCCGGGGATGTACAGCGCCCGCTTGCTCTCCTCATCGGATAGCTTGCCCTGCTGCTTTGCGGCCAGAGCTGCGGCCTTGAGCTCGGCCTCCTGGTTCTCCTTGTAGACCTGGAAACCCTCCTCGAATTTGTTGTGCCGGATCGTCTCCCCGAGGTGGCCGCCGGCGATCGCGTTCGATTGCGCCTGTAGATCATGCTGGCTGCGCATCTCGACGTAGCCCTTGAGCTGCTGGTCGCTCATCGCCCGAACGTCGGCAGCGGCCTTCATGCCTCGAGCGCGCGCGATCGGATCCGCGGTGTTCACGGCGGCTTCCTCGAGCTGCTTGGCGAGCATGACGCCGGCCATGCCGTCTTTCTTGTCGAGCTCGGCCTGGCGCTGTGCATGGTAGGTCGCGGCGTCCTGCTGTCCCTCGCGGTCGAATC